AACAAAAATACAAAATGCGACAATATGCGACATTATTGGACGGAATGTTTTACCACACGTTTTCCCTCAAATGTTATGCGTGGGAAAACAATATCGAAATCTGAAAGCAAATGAAGGTAACAAACGCAATAGTATGGGACCACAGGGGCCGAACGCCTAAAGGTGGTAAAGGTCAGCTGGAGGTGAGAATCACCATCGACCGAAAGTCGTACTACATCGGTACTGGCATCAAGGTGCATAAGAATGAATTGCTTGCTGGGCAGATTGTGAACTGCCCTGGTGCCCGCGAGCTGAACGACCGACTTGTGATAATATATAGTAAGGTTCTCGCGTGCGTGAACGACTGCATTGAGCGCGGGTCGGCCATCGACACCAAGGAGATACGCGACGCCGTGTGGCGGCTGGTGGAGGAGAACAGCGACGAGCCGACACTGCTGAACTGGATAGGCGAACAGCTGCCGAAGCTCGACATCAAGGCTGGTACCAGAAGGCATTACACGTCGCTTCTGAATAAGCTGGAGGCGTATGGGCGGTTGAACAAATGGCGTGATGTGACACTCGAGGGTATTGTGGAGTTCGACGCGTGGCTGCACTCGCTGACTAACACGCAAGTGGGCGGGCGACTTGGCGACGGACTGAGCGACGCAGCCATCTACAACTATCACAAGTGTCTGAAGGCTCTGCTGCGTAGGGCTGAGATGTTCGAGAAGATAGACCGCAACCCATACGACCGCCTGCGCGGGCAGTTTAAGCGCGGCGAGCGCGAGAACGTGGAATATCTTACCGAGAATGACATGGACGCTATCAAACGGCTGGACCTGCCCGTCGGGTCGCTTCAGGACCGATGCCGTGACCTGTTCGTGTTCCAGATGTGGACTGGGCTCGCTTACACGGACGCGCAGAACTTCGATATTGACCAGTATAAGCTGGTGGACGGCCGCTGGGTGAACACCGCCGAACGTGTGAAGACGGGCGTACCTTATGTGTCGGTTCTGCTGTCGCCAGCCGTGGAGGTGCTGGAGAAGTACGGCTGGAAGGTTCCGAGGATAGAGAACCATGTATATAACCGCATTCTGAAGGTGATTGGCATGATGGCGGGGATTAAGACACCGCTGCATTCCCATCTTGCCCGCCACACATTCGCCACGTACATGCTGCGCAACGGCTCGAGAATCGAGAACGTGAGCCGTATGCTGGGCCATAAGAACATCACGCAGACGCAGCATTATGCAAAGGTGATTGCGCAATCGGTACACGACGACTTTGCAAAAATTGATAAAAAACTAAATAAACGATAAGCTATGAATCATTCCTTAACCATGTCAGCTTCTAAGGTGCTTGCGACACTCTCAATCATTATGCTAACTGTTGTTTCACTTCTTTTCGCTGGATGCTCGAGAGACGACGACGCGGCAATGGGGCAGCAACAAGACTCCATCCCGCTGAAGGTCATCATCACGTTTGACTTCGGCGATGGCGACGTTCATAACGCATTCACCCGTGCATCGCTCACAGATCTGGCGATGAGCGATATGTGGGTGTTCGACTATATGGACGGCGAGCTGAAGCAGACCATCCATCAGACGAGCGGAGAAGCCAACTTCGGACGGCTCTCCATGTCGCTTGACTATGGCGGACATTCTCTGTTCTTCGTGGCCAGCCGTGGGGCTAATCCTACGGTTAATACTGATAGCAAGACTATCGTATGGGGTTCTGTGAGAGACACCTTCCACGCCGCAATAGATATGGACGTGAAGCCTGCGCAAGCGCTGACTAAGCATGTAACACTCTCGCGTGTTGTCGGGCGATTGAGAATATCAGCCACAGACGTTGTACCCGCCGAAGCTGCACGGCTGATGCTCCAACCGTCGGCGTGGTACTACGGATTGAACTACGAGACAGGCGAGGCGGTAGCCAGTAAGAGTGAACCAATATCCGTCAGCATCCCCGCAAGCTATGCCGGAACAAAAGACCTGAATGCCTCGTTCTATACCATCAGCGGCACCGAAGCCTGGCAGACCGACGTCATGGTGTCGCTCACGGCTGCCGACGCTTCCGTGCTGGGCGCTGTCACGCTGCGCGGCGTACCCGTACAACGCAACCATATCACGGCGTTCTCGGGTGGCATCGTTGGCGCTGGGCGTACCATCGACGTAGGTTCTGACGACGAATGGGTAGAAGATCCGCCCGTGACATGGTAACACGAAAAAGGGGTGGCCGCCGCCACCCCACAAACTAAAAAATAAACCAAAAATATTAATTATGATAGACAATATATAAATGTCGTCGTGAAGCATACCATCTCGGCCCAGAATGTAGCCTGTGGCCAGCGCCTGCCTCGAGTCATCAGCACGAATGCGACGATGTAAGCTGCCCATATCAGCAGAATCTGCCAATGGCAGCAGGCGATGAGTATCTGTGAGCATACGGCGCAGAGTATGGCGCCGCCAGTATGCAGCTTATAGGTGAAGTCGCTGGTGTCGACGCCGTTGCCGTCTTCCTTATGAAGCAGTGGACAGATAGCCACGAATGCGAGCCCTGCGCTGCTCAGAAAGCCGAGAAACTCATAATCTTCTGGCGCCTTCTCTATCAGCGTCGGCATTGCGGCAGCGGCTACGAGGCCTATCACGGCCGTCCACAGCCACGCACCCGCCTTGGGAAGGAAGAACACCGACTGGCTGAGCGAGTTAGGGATGCCCCGATTGGCTACGCACAGCACTACTGTATAAGTCACGAGAATGGTAATTGCTATAATGATGAATGTATTCATTGTTTGAGGTTTTTGTTTTTATTTTCATTGTCCATTAATTCTTGTAATTCTTCACGATCAGAGTCGCTTAACGGCTGCGATGCCTTGGGGTTATCCCACGGAAACTTCAGAAGGTCTTGCGGATTGAAGATTCTGTTCTTGTGAAGTTCCTTGTCGCCAGCTTGCGTCCGCATAATCTGGTAGGTCTGCCATCGGATGGCGCTCCACATGTTACGGCTCCGCGCCTGATAGCCTTGTACGATTTTCATCGCCTCCCAGTATTGGATTTCGTAAAGAAACTCTCGTCGTGGTATGCCTATTTCGCCTACGAACAACTGATAGAGGTCATAGGCGTTTATGCGTTTTTTTCTTTCTCTGCATGCTTTTCCTGCTTGTCGCCAAGCAGCGTCTTATACCACTCACCGCGGAGGTTCATAATCTCCTTGATAGCATCGTACAGCTCTTCAGGCGTGGCGTCGTACATCAGATCCTCGTCTTTTACAGGAGAATCTTTGCTATCTTTCTGATAGTAGGCATGAATGGCCGCTAATATCAGGTAGATGATGTGTTCGGGGTTGGTAGTTTCCATCGTGTCGATGGGCTGACCAGTGAACGTCATGAAGCCTATTTCGGTGGCAAAACAATAGGCCACCGTTACCTGCTTCTTGCAGATGGTTATTTCTTTCGTTATCATTTTTTCTGGGATTAAGTTTTTTAAAAAAAAAGACCGCCTGCGCAGCCGTGCCAGTCGTTGGCCCGTGGTAGATTGCTGTCAGGCGGCCTTGATGGGATATTACGCTGCCACCGTGTAGTCGCCGTAACCGACGGCTTGCATGGTGTATTTACTTGGCTGATCTACCGGTGAGCTCTGTTCTAACTGAGTAATCAGTATGCTTCCGCTCACGATTGTAGAAGATGCAGTTCGGTTATTGTCGCCACCGACGTTCGCAATCTTCCACAAGAATGGAGTGCCTGCCTCGTATAGAGTCTCTAAATCTGCAAAAGACTTACCGCCAACCTGCGACGTGATGGTGTCACCGCTACGAACCAAAGCTGTTGACGATATGTCATAGTTCAGCTCTGTTGGCTCCTGACAAATCCATTCTCCAGACGTGTCTTTCGTCGTCGAATTTTCAAGCGAAAGCGACACATGCAGCGCCAAATTCTGGGCGGCGGCTACTACGGCTGAAGGCGCTGTGGTGCCGTCGCTCGACAAGAACAGACGAACCTTTTCGCCCTTCGTGAAACTTCCGATAGGAATTACCTCAGTAGCCTCGCTGCTGCCAACGGGTGACAAACCGCCGGTGCCGCTAAACTGAAGTCGTTTCGAGGTCACTGTTCTGTCGTCAAAGGTGAAGTTGACATCCGTCAGATAGGCCTGCCCCTTGCGGGCCCAAGTTGCCTTCTCTCGGGTCTGGTTATTGACAGTCGAAGTCTCATCCCACATCAATGTCATAGGCTGCATAGCCTTGATTGCGGTGAGCATAGCGGCTGTATCAGCAGTGTCAAGAGAGTCGACAGAAACACTCCACGATTTGCTGGTGGTCACCGGCATGGATGCCAAACCAACAATATCTTTATGCTTCTGGTTCTCCGTATTATTAGTAAGTGTAATCGTACATCCTGTACTCATACCAATTACCTTGTATTTAGTGGCGGTTGCGTCATAAATACAGATTCTTACGTTTTTTCCTCTAAGTGTTGCCATATTCGTAATATTTTCATTATTTTATAATATCGACTCTAAGAGTATAGGCGCTTCCGTCACTTTTACGACCAACGGTGCCGACGCTGTAGCGGCAGTCGGCGGGTATGTCGTTCACCTTTTCGGCCAGCGCCTCACGTGTAGGTGCTTCGATTACGGTTGTGCCGTTCTTCAGCAGTTCATCGACGAAGGCAGGATTCTTGCCCTCGCCTCGTTCAGATGTCTGAGTTACTTTCGGCTTGCTCATTGTCGTTATAGTATATGTCACACTGATAGGTCACGATGTCCCAGTAGCAAGGCTTCATCCAGTCCCAATCGACACCCTTTGTCTGCGGGAACCCGGATTTGAGATATGGAACGGCAGCTCCTTGCGAGGATAGTGTACGCATATAGTTGTTGACGGCTCGCATGGCCTTCATTGTCAATGCGTCCACCTCGTTAGGGCTCTCGGCTCCAATCTCTATGCCTACATTGACGAGCCACTCCTGCGGCATCCATCCGGTGTCCTTCGTCTCTTGTGCGGGTTGCTTACCGAGGTCGCGGATCACGATGTATGGCAGAGGTGTGTTGTCCTGCTCATCTGGATTTACCTCGAAGCATGTAGACTTCACACGGTCGCCAACGGCCTGCATCAGTCCCGCGTCGGAGGTGATGGCATCGAATAGTATAGCGTCGAGTCTGAGCATGTCTATCAGTTTGACTTGTTTTACTTTTCCTGTTCATATAATCCCCTCTCTGGGAAAACTGGCGGCGATGCAAACCTATTGCTATCGCATCGGTGACCGCCGCCAGAGGAACTAATCCCAGAAGAAGGCGAAGATTTTAGAGTTCAGAGCTTGATGCAGGTGCAACCAGCTTGAAGATCTTGAAGGCATTGGCGAGTGCCAGGTTGGTGAGCGACCACTTGGTGTGGA